GTGTATGCCTGAATAGTCCATTGTAAAATTAATCACAAGGTCTTCACGGCTCATCCATAGTTTACGATATCCTAAGTAGGTTGCCTGAATAGGGTCACTGACAAAATTCAATGCTACCTGTAGATTGTTCTCAGGCTCATTAGGACTCTTATATTGATCTTCTAACCAATAGTAGCGATAGTCTGTTTGACCAATGATGTCTGGATTAGGAAATGCTATTGTAATCTTGTTAGCACTGGTCTTTAGGTCAGTCGGAGTAATGGCAATACCACCAATGATATTGTCACCGTTGATCACAGTCATTGTGCCAGTAGTTTGTCCGCTTTGTATCAAACTGGTGTTGGGAATTACGCCCCATTGTCCTAGGCGTTCATCCCATTGTAGCCAACTGTCACAGGCATCTGTCATTTCATTTAGATTACTTAGGCAGTCTTTAGTAGTGTCAACAATACCATTAATCTGATAGGTAAATGTGTTGCTAACAGTCTGTCCTGTAGTGTCAACAATGCTCAATGCCGACGCACTTAGGGTATTAAGATTAGTCAGGCTGGCTGTGTTGATATTGGCTATAGAAACACCAGCACCATAGCGTGTGTTTAATAGATAATCTTTAATTACATCACCAGGAGCATTCAGTGTGTTGACGACCTTGGCCTGTATTTGTCCTAGACCATGAACACCATTGTTTTGATCATAGTTTAGTCTTAGAACAGCAAAAACAGTATTAGACATCTTGTCATTGGCAATCCATTTTAATTGATCAGGAATGCGTGAATCTTGTAATACACTGATAGCAGTGGCATTGGTAGACTGTAGATTGTCAGTGATGTTGTTAAAACCAGCGGTATTGTTATAGGCACGATGTTGTGTGCCTGTTAAGGTTGAACCATTTTTGTAGAAATACATGGCTACCTTGCCAGCAGGTCCTACTTCAATGTTACCACCAGTTGTGCTGTTCTTTTTAGGGCGTGTCCACCATCCTAGAATTTCATTTGGATTACCACCTGGATTGCCATCAAACAGCAACAACTTGCCATCAAACCATACTTCTTCAAAGTGAACGTTACCTGAATCAGTGGCTTCACTGAATGCCAGTACATACCACATGGTCTGTTGGTCAGTTGAAATGATAGCATCTGTTACAATAGGACTAATATAGGTTTCACCATAGGCCACGGGCAGTTTATTATCCGTTGCTGGGCCTAACTGTATTTCGCCACCCGGCGTTCCTGTTCCTATTGTAGGAGGATCTTTTTGTAGTAGACTGGCAATGGCAAATGTTGTGGCCAAGCGCAGGGCAAAGGTAGTTGCCATGTAGGCAAATGTACCTTCAGTTAATCCAAATACGGCGGTTGCTATCAGGGCGGCTGGCATGTTATTGGCTCCAAGTCTCTTCTAATTTTGCGAAACCAAAACGTTCATAGTTAAGGTCTGGGCTGTTGATCATTTTGCTTACAGTATAGTAGACAATCTCTCCACTGGCCTTCATCATAGCGCAGATATCAACATAAGTTTTAAGTAGTCTGTATCCCGCACTTGTACCTCGGTCTTCTGGATTGACCCAATAGCAAAGTTCATTCATACAGAATTGTGTGTGGTCCCAAATGTTAAAATTCTTAATGGCAATCAACATGCCAGTTAGGTCACCACGTGCGTCAGTACTAACCAGTATGATACCATTCTGTTTTGTAAAGATCATGTCAAGGATTTTACGGGCTGTGTCTTCACTGGCAGTTTTCAGACAGGCCAGTGGACTTGCTTCTTTGTAACGATGAAGCATGCCAATCAACTGTTCTGTATCTTCTACTAGTGCTTGTCTAATCATAAAGGCCTTCCAAAGTTAAATGTTGTGTTATGGATAGCCTGTACACGATCCATTGAACTATCATAGTTAGCGTTGGTAGGATTGCCGTTACCATCATACTGAGGCAGTACGTTGGGATTCCAACTGGCACCATTGGTATGACGACCACTGAATCTATTTTCAAGAACAGTCTTGTAACTTGAACATTGTAGGGTTAAGGTGAATGTGTCAACTTGCTGTTGGCGTTCTTCATTGATGTGATATGAAGTAGTGATACCAGTGTAGCGCAGTTGTGGTGTGTCAATTAGATTATAGTTGGCATCATAGAATCCACGGAAGATTTCAATCTTGCTACCTTTTAGGCCAGCGTGGTATGTCTTGGGAATATCACCATTCCAACCCACTTCAAGAATGTCTTTAATTTTAGTTTGATCAATACCTACTAGGGTGATCTGTGTATCAAAGGCAGTAGCACTTAGGTCACGTTGATGTCCACTGATACTGACTAGGCCACCTAGGGCCACATATGATCCACTGAAGTTACTGCCACTGAATGTTTCAGTCTTGAACGAATTGCTTAGACAGTAGGTAATAGGTGTGTTGGCGCCACCAATAGGATTGTAAACTGTAACACGAATAAACTCAGCATCAGTGATCTTTGCTGATGCTAGACTTTGGTCAATGGCATCTGTAAAGTAGGTCATTATAGGATGTCTCCAGTCCATTCATACAGTTGGAAATCACTGGTCCATTGAATAATAGCATTAGGTCCACCTGGTGACAACTTGTAGGTTGGCATGTTAGGACAGAACATCTTGAATTGACAGTCATTGCCCACATTGATACCAAGTCCATTTACACCTGTGCCAATAAAGTTAGGACGGTGTGTTGTTACAGTAATTGTATCTGCTGATCCACGTAGAACATCAGTAGTTGATGTAAATGGATATGGATAGTTCTTGATCTGAATCAAGTCACCTTTCTTAAACACTACCGCTGTAGATCCACCTACGTTGGGAATGCTTACGTTGGCCACATTAAGAGTCAATTGATTACCTACAAAACTTGTAACAGTAATCAATGGAATGTAAGTCTTAATGGCTCCTTGGTAGGCAAACATATAGGCCAAGCCTGCGCTGGCTCCTGTTGATGTGCTGAATGATAACACTTCAGGATAGCGACGATCCAAGTAGTCAATCTGTTCTAGTAGATCTCTATTCTGACTGTAGATCAAGGCCGCGGCAATTGTTAGGTTAAAGCGCCATGGATTACGTGTTGGTGTTTCACTGACTTTGGCCACTTCACTGCGAGTGTATTGAACACCAACAACCTTGCGGCGATCTATGTTCAGTGTTTCACAAACATTAACGATTCTTTGTAATGACATTATCTAGTCCTCATTGGTAGTTCGCGACGTGCTTGTTCAACCATACCAAACATTGTCATACGGTTTTCTGCGAACAGTTGTGCCACTGACTTGGCGTCAACAGCCTGTATATTGTAATTGTGTGTATGATAAGTATCACCACCACCCATTGGAGTATAACCGGCACCACCATTAGGTGTAACCTGTCCACCTGTTGGAGGAGTAAAGATCTCAGGACCATTCTCACCAACTAGGGTAGGCTGTCCAGCACCAATGAATCCACCTGCGGCCTTGCCTGGAATTAGGTCACCTACTGTAACTGACCCTGAACCAAAAGTGCCTTTGACAAACATACCAAAGATCTGACTGGTCATCATACGCACTTCCATGCGGATAAAGTCTTCAATGATAGTGTTGGCAAGGTCTTTGAAACTTAGTTTACCTGTCTTGGCAAAGTTAACAAAGGCATCTTCTAGGCCCTTGGTAAAGTGTTGACCTATCATGTTGACCTGTCCATAGATGTCTTGGCTGGCCTCCATATAGTCACGTAAGGCTTTCTTCCAACCACCTAGCCAATCTCTTCTCTGTTCATCATCTGCTTCCTTCATGCCATCACGTAGTTTCTTGGCATTTTCAGCACTTTGTCTACGCATGTCTTGTTCAATTTTTAGATCTGCTTCTGTGGCATTGGCGTTGGTAATGCCCTTGTCTGCTCTACGTGCGGCAATGCGTTCTTCAACTGCTCTCTGTGCCGCGGCAGTGACATTTTCATATTTGGCCGCCAATGGTCCTAAGGTAGCAATGGCATAGTCATCTTCAATCTGTTGTAGTTGTTTGGTGATGTTGGCCTGTTCAGTTAGGCTTTCAGTTAGCGCCTTGGTTGCTTCAATACTGTCATAGGCCTTTTGTGTTGATTCAACTCTGCTGGCAATCATAGGACCCATGCTGTTCTTTAGGTCATCAATGGCATTTTGATAGGTCTTGACATTACGTGCTTCGTCAGTACCTGGCAAGGCTTTCTTGGCTTCGGCTAACTTGCCTTCTAGTTCTGTAATCTTAGCGTTGATTGCTGTCTGTGCTTCAACAGCGGCCGCATTGGCCTTGGTCTGACGTTCACTCATTGTGATACTACGTGCGTCAGTATCAATCTTATTGTTGATTGCTTCTTGTGCTTTCTTAAATGCTTCTACTTGTTGTAGGATAGATTCACGCAGTTTAAGGCTAGTGTTTAAGACCTGTTTGTCACCTTCTTGTTTCTTTTCAGTAACTTTGGAGGCTTTTTCTGCTTCTTCATTGGCCTTTTTCTGTGACTCTTCCATCATGTCAATACCAAGTTTAGCGGCTAGAGCACCAATGCCCATTGCGGCCAACTTGCTGGCAATGTTGGTTAATATTGAGATACCACCTGTTGCGGCGGCTTCACCTGCGGCCATAGCATATAGACCAACAGCGGCTCCTCTGGCCGCAACGCCAATCTCAACCAATGCCGCGGCAAACTTTAATCCAATGAATGCGCCAGTGGCAATGACTAGGCCTTTGACAATCATGTGTGCCTTTTCTAATCCTTTTTGTGGATCATTCATGTCACCTAGTGATTTAATGATAGGACCAAATACATCCAATGTGGCCAACTTAAGGTTAGTAAATGCCTGTTCAAGACTCTTGTTTAACTTGGCGCCTTGTTCAATGGCTACGCCATACTTGTCAAAACTGCCTTTTAATTCTGTAAGTTTTTCATTGACTTCATCAACAGGAATACCTTTGAATGCCTTGCCAAAGAATTCAACTGCTAGGCGTGTTTGTTCAGCACCTGTACCTAGTCTAACTAAACCATCCAAAGCCTTACGCATGATGTCTTGATCTGACATCTTGGCTAGGTCACGCATACTAACACCCAGGCGTTCAAATGCGTACTGTACCTGTCCGCTACCTTGACGTGCATCATCTAACTTGGTGAAGAATGTGGCAATACCACGACCAGCGGCTTCACTACTACCACCTGCCAACACAATGGCCTGTTGGAATTCAAGCATCTGTGGAATAGTTAGACCAAATGCCTTGGCCATGTCATCTAACTTGTCAGCAAACTCTAGGCCTTCTTTGGTCCATTCAAGTAGTTTTTCAGCCAACTTGATTTCCATTATCTGCTTTAACTTTTCGTTAACGCCTTTGATGCCTTCACCAAGTTTGTCAAAACCTTCTTTGGCCTTTTTAGTTGCCTGTGCGGACTTATCGCCAAATGATTCAGCAGACTTTTCTGCCTGTGTTAACTTGCCTGTATATTGACTGTCGTCAAGGACTAGGGTGACTTGAATATCTGCCATGTTATTTTCTCTTGTTTGCTATTTGTTGTACAATTTGAGGAATGATCTTCTTAGCAAGGTCCAAGGTAGGTTTGGTCATACCATCTGGTGCCTGTGTGGATCCTCTCATCTGTCCATCTCTATATCCACGCCCAGCATCTAGCACTGCGGCATAGGTATAGTTTGCTTGAATCTTGTTGGCATTTAGTTGTGTACTAGCGCGAGCATTGCCAGTGTCAACAGGAGTATCCTTGACAAACTCTTGATAAAGGATAGGCATTACTGCGGCTCTGATGGCCTTAAGGTCATGTAGTTTGGCCTTTAACTGTAGATCAGTAAATTTTAATTCAACTGTCATGCTTTGCTCCTTGTGGCATCAATTGCCTGTTGTAGAACATCCTGTCTAATTTCTGGAGTCTTACCTTGTGCCTTGTTACGTTTGTATGATTCGTAACTTAGGGCAATGTCAGCAATCTCCAGATCAAATGTTGTGGCTCTGGTCAATAACTCACTGGGCAGTAAACTATAGCGTTGTCCCAAGGTATCTAAAGTCACTGCCACAAACACTTCAGGTCCCTCAGGATCATAGTCACCGCCGGTTATTTTCCCAGAGTTTCAACTATCTTATTAACAACCTTCACTAGGACTGGACCAGGTAGTGTCATGCCATCAGTGATGACCTGCTTGCCTTCCTCATCCAATACATTATTCTTTACTACTTCCAACATCATGCTACCTTCACCCCCGTTGGCCAGTCTTAGATAACTGTCAATAGGCTGGCGATCCCATGTCCAGAAGTCAAGGGGTTCTCCATACTCTTTGACAATGTCCTCATCGTCAATGGTCAATTTTACTAGTTGGGGTTTGGCGGCTAAATTCTTTAAGTTCATATCTTTATATCCTTGATTTTAGGTGATGGATTAGGGCTAGGATAAACTTTTGACGGTTCTGCGCCTTCTCCAAATCTTGTTGTGCGTGTGTGACCTCACTGATAGTCTTGGCAATCTCTGCTTCTAGACTCTTAAGTAGATCCATGACGCTGTGTTCGTCAAATAACATATCTCTATATCCTTTCTAATATTTAATCAAGACAAAGGGATACCCTAAGATATCCCTTGTTTTTAACCTCTCACACTATTATAGTGTGTTTGGTAGGTAGTTACCATCAACTTCTAAGATCAATGGGCTGATCCAAACTGGCTGGTCTGGGTTTACCTTAGGTGCTAGACCTGCTAGGTAACCTTGTCCAGTTACATATTTGGTTGTGCCACCACCCCAAGCGAACTTGAAGTAGACTTTGGTCTTTTGATTAGATAGGTTGAACAAGCCCTTGGTTGTACCGTTTCCAGTGAAGAAACTAGTATCATCAAGAACAATGTTGAAGTTCAAACTGTTTGTTGCTGGTGTTGCTACGACTGCTCTGCTTGTGCTGTCAAGTTGGACCCAACGGAACGTACCGTTACTGTTAGTAACTGTAATGTCCTGAAGTGCGGGTACAACAATGTCAGTAGCAGTATTAACAGTCCAAGTTGCTGTAGTCGCATCACCACTGATAGTACGACCATCAGTAGCACTGATAGTTAGACTAACGAAGTTGGATGGGCTACTTACGTTTAGATTTGCCATTTTACTTTCCTTATATTGTTTGTAATCTTGTGAGATCAAATATGACTTTGTAGCGTTCGCTATTCATCACATACTGTTGTTCTATAGTGTGCTCTCTCAAGAAATATCCTTGAAAGATACCATCGTCGATCAATGTTTGGAAGATACCCAACAGGTTAGTCACAAAAGGATTAACCTGCTGAGTCACCAAATACATTTCAACACGGTCCTTGATCCAGTAGACGTGTCCGCCTGGAAGAATACCGTTGGTGCTTTTCATTCTATCTGCTTGATATACACGAGCCACATAGATTCCTTCTGAGATCTTATTTTGATCACTTGGGAACTCTGTGAATGTTTCTACTAGACTAGTGCCAGTCGTTGCCGCCTTGGCTGTGTTAATACTAGCAATAACATCTGATGCTGTGAATAAAGGCATTAGAAATATCTCCTATCACCTTCAAAGAAGTTGACATCGGCCAACCAGTCTTGTTGATATGTACCGACGAAACCAATGTTCTTCATGTCATACCAATAACTTTCTTGTTTGGCTTTTTCCCATTCTTCTTCAAAACGTCTACGGGCAAAGTTCAAGTTGGCCGCATCCTTATCGTTAATGTTAGAGTTGTCTGTTACCAAGGTTGAGTAGAAAATTTCCACTGCCTTATAGACTTCTAACTGAATAAGAGTTTGGTTCTGCTTGATCAATTGTCCTGGATTGAATGCCGTCATAGTCATTCCACTGGCCGCGGAAGGAATAATAGGCTGTCCTGATTGATTAGGACCACCTGGTGAAAACTTTGGAGTTCCAGGAACAGCACTTGTATAGTAGAAAGCACCTAGGGTACGTTCAACATACAAGGGCCAAAACCCGAATTCCATCATATTCAACATTTCAATTGACGCTTTAGGAAATAGAACTGAAGTAATGTATAGATCAGTGTCACCTTCAATAAGAGGATCACTCTGAACTACCTGTTCAATTCTACGATAGGCCGCACGATCATAGAACTGGATATCACTTGGTTGTGCCACTGATATCTTGTTCAATCCAACAGTAGGATTTCCGCTACGATCGTAGGTAATCTGTAGTGTTGAATCTTTGTATGATAAAAAACTCGCTATAGCCATATTCTTTCTCCATTAGTGGGGGCTGTTAGACCCCCTCCCGCTTGCTTAGTTGTATGAGTCAACAATCGCGATTTCGCAACCACGAGCCTGGTCAACAACGCCTGAACCGAAATAGCCCAAGCCAGTGATCCAAGTTTGTAGTCCACCGTCTTTATCACCCATAGAGATGTCAAGACCTTTAACCATGACAGTTGTCATTGCTTGAGGACCAAATGCGGCACCAATGTGGCACTGAGCAGAACCACGGCCAACAGTACGTGTAACGTCTTGTTGTAGGAATGTTGTGAAAATAACTGTACAGCCGTACAAGTTACGTAACATACCAGTAGCCAACAACTCGTCACCAAGTGCTGTTAAACCAGCGTTGATAGAGTTACCAGATTGTGCAGAGTAAACAGCACCACCAGTTAGTTCGCTTAACAATGCTTGTTCTTCTACTGGAGATAGAACAACTGTCGGACGGCCGGGGTTACGTGCTTCTCTCCAACGCTTGATGATGTTGCGGATCAATTGACTTACGCTGTTAGCATTGTCTGCGTGAGCGGCAACTTGCTCGTGTGTGTCTGTGAAGCATAGACCTTGTTGGCCCATTGCTGACACACGAGTGAAACCGTCAACAATCGCTGTTGAACCACCAGTGTAAGTGGCTGTAGATACTGAATAGTAACTAGCACCTTGAGTTGCTTTGAAACCTGCTTGGCTTGTGTCTGTTGAAGTAACAGCATTTGGGTTACCAACGAATGCTTGAGTAACACGTTGATCAACCTTTTCAGCGAAACTTGCGCCCAACTCAGAACCTAAGTTGTTTGCTAGGTCGAACGCTGTTGTCCATCCTAAGAACTTAGAGAATGCTGTTTGTGCTACTGCTGGAGTTGCGATAACTTCTTTAGCAGTGATACTAGCAGTTTGCTCATAGATACCATATGGGTTCGAACCGCTATCAGTGTAATCACCGTAAGAGATAGGAGCCATTTTAGGCACTTTGTATGTATTACCTTGGTTAGGCATTACAACGTTAGTCATGTTGACTAGACCTTGTGATTCGTGTAGAACTTGAATCGCGCTATTCTGGATCGTTTTTTCAAACGCGGAACTTTCACCAGATGTTCCACCAATAAAGTAGGCCATGTTAATTTCCTTTTAATTTAATATCGTCTTAGACGATTGGCTTATTAAAAGAGACATTCATACCTTTCAAACTACGACCACCGATACCTTGTTGTTCTTTCCACTTCTTCCACGCTTCTAAGTCTTGGCTTGCGTCAGGAATTTCGTTGTCATTCCTTCCTACACCTTGACCAAAACGTGAACCAGTGCCTGAACGGGCATCATCGACCGCTAGTTTAGGACGCTGTCTCAATATATCTTGTGCTAGGGCATCTAGACCGATCGGGTTACCCGACTTATCTAATCTAGGAGCGCCATTCGCACCCTTAACATAAAAGTTTCCATTATCATCAAATTCTAATTGACTTTCGAACAGGCCAGTTGCGATATCTAACATGTTAGGATCGAATCCTGCCTTCACGGCTGTCTCTTTAATTTGGCTCTGTAGGCTAGTACGACGAACCGCTTGATCCTTCTGCTCCAATTGTGATTGTAGCCCTTGAATCATATTACGCAGTTCATTGATCTCACCATTGCCTGATGATTTAGAACCTTTGGCTTGTTCGGAGCCACCGGTGTTCTTCGTTAGACTTTCTACAAACTTGATCACGTCTTTAGTTTTGCCAAATTCTTGACCAGTCACTTTAGAAAGTGCTTGAAGTACTTCTTGTTGTCCACTCTTACGAATAGCCCCAAGATTGGGTGTATCCTGATGGGGAACACTCTGTTGACTTCCTTGATCTACTGACGCAGATTGTTGGTTGCCGCTTGTTGGCTGTACGGAGCCGCCGTTTGATTTAACATCCATTTCTGAATTTTCCTTTATGAGTTTAAGGGGATCAATACCCCAGTGAACAGATTACGCTCTGTTCTCAGCGATTTTATCTTCCTACGCCCAACATGACCAACTGACGAGCAATTGGATCATTAGTTGTAACACCCTTGTCTTGAATCTCACCACTGTAGATGTTTTCACGCATCTGCTCTTGTGTTAGACTATAACCATCACCTTGAGTGTAATCGCTAGCGTTGTTAGGCTCAGTTGTATTACTTAATCCAACACGGGCTAGGTATTCAGCAGTCTGGTCAGGTGGAGCAATCATCTTGATTACTTCACGATCAATGATCTCTTGGACCACAGGGTTGTTGGCACTTAATTGTGCCGCTGTTTGTAACAAGGCCATACGGAACTGTGTGTCCTTGTCTTCATAATCTGTTTCATAGTCAATGTCGCCGGCCCAGTATAGGTCCATCCAGCAGGAAACTAGATCATGTATTTCTTGTTCTGCTGATTCTAACTGGCGAGCACGTTGTGCGGCCTTGCGATGTAGTGCGCGGCGTTCTTCAATGATTGAGATACCGCTTTGACTCTGCATTCTTGTTGTTCTTAAACCACCACGACCTAGGAATCCATCTAGGCGTTCAATTAGGCTTTCTTGTTGAGCACGAATCTGTGCTAGATCTTGTACTGGGATTTCAAATACTTCTACTTGGTCTTTATCACCACGGATAATACCACCGCCACCTGCTGGAATACGTATACCAGCCGCGGCACGAATCATTGGCTTAGAGAAGCGAATTGAGTCATATGCTTCTGCTTCTAGTTTCAACATTTCACGTTGAACATCATTGGCTTCTGTTAGGTCACTTACACCTAGGTCATTGCGGCGTTGATCCTGACGAGCAATAACCTGTACAACTGGAATAGGCAATCCCATTGGCAGTTGATATGTTTCTTCAGGGAAGATCTCTTGATCCATGTCATTCATCATGCCTTCTGAAACAAAGTAACGTTCACAGTAGGTAGGATTCTTAGCATCACCAGCATACCATACTTTGTATATGGTCATTTCCTGATCTTGATACTCAATGACTTTAATGTATTCAAAGTAGTCCTTACCATACTCAGTAAAGATCTTCCAATCAATAACATGTTCAGCAGTACAGAAACTAATGTAAGGACGATTGGCCTTAGACTCTTGTTCTGGTAGATCAACAAACACCCAAGCCCATCCTTCAATGCCTGCCATGGCCGCCACCATTTCCATACAGGCTGTTAGTGAGTTACCATTGAGGTCAGCATCTTCACAGAACGCATGATACCAATCAGGAACACCTGCGTCCTGCTTGCCAGGATAGGTTAAGAATGCTGGGTGACGTGTTGGGGGTGTTTCAAATACCACGTCAACGATTTCATCAACAATGGCTTTACAGATTGGTAGTGATGCGACATTCATTAGTTTGTCGCGGAACAGTGCGGCGTCTTCACTTGGACGTTTTACAAGTACACTATTCTTAAATGCGGGGCCACCTTCATAGGCCGCTCTTAGAGCCTGCATCTGTGGCTTGATCGTGTGGATCAAGGTGCTAGGTGCGATAAGTTCACGGACTGTTAAAGCCATCGGTTTAGGTTCCTAAAAATTTGATATCAAGGTTATTTATAGGTCTCACCTCAATATGGTTAAATTACGACCAATATTCTTCACTATTTTGGTCAAAGAAGCGTGTTTTAATTAGATGATCAATGGTTGGCATGCCATCTTGTTTGCTACGAGCATTAGGATCACGCATATAATCACTACCTGGCTCAACTGACGCTTGGAAGTCTCCATCAATGTATTCAGGTAGTGTAGGCTGTTCGTGCGTCATTGGGAACAAGTGGTGAATGCCATATCGCAGGCAGTCACCCAGGCCGTCAATGTGCATGTACTTGGCTTCGGGGTATTTTACTAGTTTCTTACGTGAGCCATCTTCATAGTGATAGGTCTCAAGTGCGTCTAGTAACATGATTTCATTCTGTGGCACAATAAGTCTACCCTGTGCTATGAATGCGTTGCTAGAGTTATCACTGTCACTGATTAGTGGGTTACTCTTGGCAGTATTATGTATACGGAATCCATACTTTTCTAGAATGGTCTGGTCAGTAGTACCAAATTGACTTGTTGTGTCACGATTAAGTTGACTACCACTTCGATCCATAATAGCATAGAGTGGACGGTGTGGGAAGTCAGCACGTATGGCCTGTGCCATTTGTTCTGTACCGCAATCATTGATCGCGTAACTCTTTAGTATTTCTAAACGCCCTGTATTAGTTCTAATATCGCCCACAACCTGTGCCACAATAGCGGCCATGCGTTTCTTGTTAAAGTCATGACACGTGAATAGTTCCTTACCGCGATCACGTGTAGGTTCCATCTGTGCCATAGTACGGCGCCATGAGTAGAAGAATTGATCCTGTACTGATCCCCAATCACACTCCAAGTCTTTCTTAAACTTTAGTGGACTGAGTAGATACTTTTGTTCTTCAACCCACTTTCTAGGTTGGACTCGCATCTGTTCCCAGGTCTTATGAATAACAATCCATGATTCTGGGTGACTTGTAGCATGTTGGAACCAGTCATAGAAAGCATTCTTTCCTTCTGGGGTTGAGATAAGCACAAGACGACCTTGACTGTCCAATTGTCCTGGTGTTGGACGGATACGATTAGATAGTTCTTGTAGGCTTTCGTCACTGAACTCTGCGGCTTCATCACAGACGATAAGTCCGGCATTAATACCTTTAAGCCCTGTCTCAGCAGATAGGCAAAATATTCTAATACCGTTAGGAAAGGTGATAGTCTTGCTAGAATTATTAATATGCTTTTCATCTTCCAGGCCCCACATTGAGATACAGCGTTGTTTTAAATCCTTCCAAATGATACGTGCGATCATAGGAGCAGTAGGAGCAACATAAAGAATGTCCTTGCCTTTATGTATTGTAGGAGTTGTGGCCGCTATGGGTAGGAATAAACTTGCTAGAAAACTCTTACCTGATCCAACAGGAACTACAGCGCAGACATTCTTCTCACTTAAGAACGCTGACCATACTTCATCCTGTGCTCCATAGAGCGTTATATTATGTTGGTTTGACATCAATCACTTGCTCTGTATAGTCAGGCAATTCACTCTTGGCAAATGTCAATGTTGGAGCAATGCTTTGCCCGTTTGAGGTAATATCAACCTTGTCAGCAATGACCTTGCTTAGGATCAATTGGTGATACTTGGCCACTAGATGCTTGTCATCACCGTAGCGTGCCTGTAGAAAGTCATTGGCCAAGATAACTTCATATGGTGTGCCATTAGCAGTGGCTTCAATGGCGGCCAGGATTTCCTTGGCTGATAGTTTTTGTGTGGAGCCTGGCTTGCGTCCGCTACCTTCACGAACTCCACCATGTCCACTTGATTTTTTTTCAAGTTCCATGGTGTATTTACAGAAGCAGGGTAGAGATTGGGCTTAATAGTGGGGAAACGGTCAAAACCTTGTCACTGGCATCCTCTCTAGGACCGTTAACGACCCTGCCAGTATATTTAGGTCAAAAGAAAAGGGAGCACCATTACTCCCTTTTCGCACCTAGTTAAATAACGTAGAACTTTTATGTCCTACTAGTAATATTATATACTAGTCAAACTTGCTGATCAATATTTATTTCACCCATAATTTGTCATAAACTCTTCTTGGTCACCTAAGTCTTCTGGTTCATCCTTTTTAACACCGTGACGCACTGAATTCAAATGATCAATCATCTTAACGTAGGCAATACGATCTTCCAAATAAAGCAAGGTATTAGTTATTAAGTCTAGGTTGTCCCACAGTTCAGGAGTCATATACTCCTGTAATGACTTGTCCAACTTATAGGTTTTAGTTAGAGTTTTTAGAGCACTTTCTGCTTGTGCTAGGGTCAATTGGTCTACTTGTTCTTTAGTTAAAAATGTCATTTGTATTTCCATTCATTAGGTAATTTTTTCATTAAATCTTGTATCTTACGTAAAGCACTATTGACCTTAATATTCCAAATTTTAGAATAATGTTCAGCCGCTAATTGTTGGCTATCAAACACCTTTGTTGGAGTAATAAACGGCTTACTAATTGCTTTAGAAAGTTTTTTCTTAGTTTCTAACGAAACAATTCTTCCAGAAGGGCCTAATTTTTTTCCTTTGTTTGGATTAATACATCCCTTCTTTTTTTCAGAGATAAGTTTTTTTGTTTTTTCTGATGCTGGTCTACTTATTCCTGTATTAATTTCTCTTAATTTTTTCTTAGTAACCTCGCTGTGAATTTTTCCAGTATTGGCCTTACTTAGTTTAAGTTTAATAATAGGATCTTTGGCTCTTTCTCTTGCCGCGGCAACCTTATTCCAATCTTTCTTAAAAAGATCCTCATCACTCAATCCAGGTAATTCAATATTACCCCATTCTGTTGTATTAGTATTGGTCATGATTTACTTCCAAAGTTGACGAAGACGTTCTTTTAACTGTTTAGGATCACTACATTGATTCATAATGTCCGCAATCATAATAGCACGGCGAGGAGTGACTTCAACCAAATAACGATAGTTTTCTGTCATGTAATCAAGCGCATCACTTATGATATCTTCAGGATATCCACCTTCGTACTCTTGACAATTTTCTCCTAACATGTCGGCATGTTCTACAAGATGTAGAGTGTACATGAGTTTTTGTTCATCAGTAAAATAGCATTTAGTAAAACCAAAGCGACTGTCTAGAGCCATAGCCCATTGTTTTACTGCCTTGTTGATCTGCTCACGGCGGTCGTTAGTAATCCAAATAATCTTACCTTCAAACTTAAAATTATGGGGAACATTGTATTCTTCCATAAGTGGATTCTTACGAGCAGTTTCCCAACTAACATCACGTTTCTGCCCGAGATCAGCCGCACCTAATAGCATAGGAACAATTTGATTTTTGTCTTGGTGATGGATAATATCACAGTCATCTAGTACAATGATTCTGTGTTTGGCACGATTCAAATACAGTTTAACATATAGACTGGCCGCTGTGATCTTACCACCTTTAATATATTCAACATTCTTTTGATGTCCATTATCAATAAGTGCTTTTTTAACAGTATAGGTTTTGCCTGTACCTGCGTCGCCACTAACAATGATACCGTTCATTGCTGAATTAGGATTTTTAATAAAATCACTTACTTGTCCATAGATGCTGTCAAAAACATCCTGGACTTCTTTGGCGATTGGATTGATGCGGAAGATTGGCTTGCTTGTCTTAGCCGTTGCGAATTGACCATTAGTATTCATATAAACTCCTTAGTAGTTTCAATTTTGGTTGGTGCTAACACCGTAGTGTTAGCGGCTTTTTATGTATTAAACATCGTAATGTCTAACACATGTATTTATTATACAGTTGTTCTTGGTGATCGTCAATAGATTTTGGATCCAAAAAAATGGGCCCATGATCTAGAATCGGGCCCAATAAAAACCATCCGGAGAAATGCCCATTACGGCTAGATTGGATAGTTTTTTGTTCTTAATTTATTTGCTTGAGTATGGAATTATTTATGGAACCAATATTGGCTAGGTTACGATCCGGATAGTCATTCTTAAGTAGGATGTATTGTAGTGCGGCTATTCTACCACTACGTTTACAGTTTGACTTGATCTGTATCCAAGGGCATTCTGGTCTACTAGTCTGTTTGAACATGCGGTCTTTGGCCCTGCCATAGTCTTCCCAAAGTGTCATACTAGCACGATCAACGTCACTGAGTTTACCCAGTTTAAGTGGATGTGTAGCCCTTTCTGTAAATCGTCTTTGTTGTTCTTCTTGTGTAATGCTAAACCAGAACTTGATTATTTGGATTCCGGCTTGAACCCAAATACGTTCCAACTTGGGGCACTCTCTATAAAAAGCATCTGTTTGCTCGGCAGTACAGAAGCCCATAATAGGTTCCCACGATCTGTTGTACCACGATCTGTCCCAGACGGTGATTTCTCCTGCTCGCGGGAATTGTCTAATATAACGTTGCCAATACCATTCTGCTCGTTCTGATTCTGAGGGCTTATCAAGAGCCACAACACGGGCTGTTCGCGAATTAAGGTGTTCCATAAACGCTCGCTTAATGAATCCAGTCTTGCCCGCACCGTCTCGTCCTTCACACAGGATAATATGCTGTGTCTGTTGTTCTTTGACCCACTGTTGCCATTTGAGCAGTTCACATTGGAGAAGATATTTCCTATCTTCATATTCTTGTTCAGAGATAAGGTTGTAATCATTATCCATTCAACTGGTTCATGTTTTTGGTAGTTTTGATTAGAATGTAACTGTCTGGGTTGGCCGCGACTTCTTCGGCTGTACCTTCGCACATGCTGATCTTGTGTACCCATGCGTCACGCAGTTCTTCTGGCTTGTATAGACTCTGTAGAGCATTTTGACTGTTAATCTCCCAGATCATTTCCAATGCGTTCCAGCGATCATTGCCAATAGTTTCTCTACAGAACATGATAGCATCACTGGCTGACCAGTTGGTCTCTAACTTACCTTCAGCCATTTTTTCCATAGCGTCCATAATCTTATAAGTCTCTTCTGTCGTCAAGAAGGGACTCATGGCGAACATGATCTTGTCTATGTGATGAAATCGTGCCACAGCACGGGCACTGATCTTAGTGTAGTCAGCAAAGTTCTGCTTGTTAATTTTCTTACCATTTACTATCATATCTACAAATCCTTAATTTAAATCAATACTGTTCTGGTTTATATTCTTCGTGATGAAGTGGTTGCTTTTGACCTGAGGCATCTACTGAGTCTTCTTCACGAGTGAATACCACCTGTGTGGACGCATCCAACTGCCAACAGAATTTGTTGAGTTGTTCAATGTAGGCACCTAGTTTGTTCTGTAGGCCAAACTCTTCTACATCACCTGCTCGCTTGTAGGCCTTGCGGGCACGATCAATACAGGTTTCGATATCATCATATAATATCTTGCTCATGCCAACATAGTCAGGGGCTTCTTTTTCATCCTCAACTTCACTTAGATCCATAATACGGTTCATGGCAAATGGAGGAACTTCATCAATAGCACGAATACCTTCTGCTAGGTTGTCAATGTTGTCCTGTAGGAATTCATAGATCTTTTGATAGAACTTATGATATTCATAAAATTTGTGCCCTACCACTGCTACGTGAAAGCCATGAGCCTTAACATAGGTTACGAAATTGTTGGCAAACAATTCCTTCATGTGGTCTACTAATTTGTCTTCTGCGTCTGCCATTGTTATTTCCTCTTAGGTGGTTTGATTGGTTTTGGTCGTTTCATTGGTGCGTAGCCCATGTTAGTTCTCCTGTGGTTCCCATTTACGACACCAGTAATATGATCTAACTGGTGCGCTGAATTTATCGCAGTATCCATTCTCATAGTAACCACAGTTGGCACAGTTCTGCCCTCTGGGTACCATTGGATTATCTGCGGGTTGATATGCGTCTGGCAAACTGGTTGGGATTGGTTCACCGTCTGGATATCTATAAGGTCTTGTGTAGGCCATTATTTTCCTCTGCCTTTTTGATGTGTGTTCATGCTTTTGTAGCCTGCGGCATGTGCGGCACGACCCTGTGCGGCGGCTTTGGCCTGTGCTCCGGGTCCTGTGTAGACCTTACCATGGCTACCCCATTGGTATCCTGATTTACCTGACTTCGATGTTGCGCGATGTACTGGCATTTTCTATCTCCCTTAATCTACTGGTTTCCAACATGCTGATACGCTTGTCTAAGACCTGTATGATATTGGTCAAATTCAATACCTGTTGGTTCAGTAGGGCCACAGCATTTTGATTGTTGTTAGCACTGGTTACTAGCGTGTTGATATTATGTGTATTGTTATTGGTATTGGTTATCAACTCTTCCAATTTTTTGATTGGATCGTAATCAGGTGCGTTGTAGTATTTCATTGAGTATTTAACTAGCACTAAACTATCAATGGTCAAAACCTATTTGAAATGCCAGTTCTGTACAGGATTCAAAAGCCGCACCCATAATGTGACTGATGTTAGTAAGTGCGTCCATTTGCTTTTCTGTAAGATCACGCTGATTACCAAACATGAAGTTGTTCAACATGCCCGCTGTGAAACTACATGGTGTATTTTCACCTGTTTTGCTCTTGGGCAGAGTTGAAGTACGTTTGTGCCACCATTGTGTGTTGACCCATTTGTCATCCTCATCTCTGCTGATGCCCTTTTCACCCATGACTGCTAGCCAACGGATCATCTGCTCCTGTATAAAGGCCATGTCCTCAATTGACACTTCTCTGTAGTTGGTATTGGCATTGGTTGTCTTGGGTATAAATTTGATAACTCGTTTCATTTCTTCTTTCTCCATTTTAGGCCATAATGATATTTCAATAGACTTTCACCTGATATGTCCCACACTCCTGGTTCAATTTCTTCTAGTGTAGCATGATCCGGCGAATGTGCCCATGCTACATGTCCGCGACGTGTGACAATGAATGTATTCTCTGGTGTCCATGCCTTTTCTCTATCCCAGCGTGTGATACCCAAGCCATCTGAACTGCGACCACGACGCTTCCATAGGTGTTCAGGCCATAGATCATTCATCCAATACTGTTCTTCAAGCAACCATTCTTCTTTACGAAAGTTGGCCTGTGCCTTGGCACGTGACCAAGCACGATGTTTGTCACTGGCGGCACGATCACCTGGATAGACCCAAGTGTCTGGACGAGGTCCCAGTCTTTCTCCTTTATTAGCCATGTCTTACTCCAGTGACAGCCTCTTCAACTGTCCATCCATATTCATACAGTCTACTGAATAAGCAGGCCTTGTTAACACCTGATATCTCAGCCAGTTCTGGAATAGTATACCATGAACGCTTGTATTTGAATAAGGTGTTGTCAATACGTGTTCTGGCCAATTCAGTAGTGGTCATCCAACGTACATTGTCCAGTTGCCAATTCTTATTGCGATTGACTCGACCCAACTTGTTACGATCACCAATGGGTATGCCCAGTGTAGATTCTATATCTTCTACATAGGACCAAAAGTTATACCAACGACGGCATACCTTGACTCCATGACGACCATTACTGGCCCAAGCATTGACATTGGGATTGTGACAGCCATCTAGCATGTTCTTCCAACGTTTGAATAGGTAATGTTTATACGCACTCATATCTTTATATCTCCTGTCATGTATTTATTATACACAGCAAATATTGGTATTAAAAGAGGTAATTTGTTCAATAGTCAAATGGTACTTGTTCATTCCAATACAATGCCAAAATTATACCAACAGCACGTTTTTGTTTCTCTGTGGCAAAATCAGTCTCATCTACCCAATGTGCTATGCCCATAAGTTCTTCAAATTCCTTACCTGGTACTTGATGACGAGGACTTAGATTTTGTATGAAGTGATTGACTGTGTCTATGAGATCACTTGGTTTATCAAATAGATCATCTATTAAATTCCAGACTCGTGTTTCATTTAAGCGATGACTATTTGCGAGATAATCTAATTTATTTGCGATACTTGATTTCATTTAGTTCTCCTTAATCTTTAATTAATAGGTCTTTAGCAAGACCTGATTCAATTATAAAATAACACCTCCGCTTCGCTTCAGTGTTATTTGTATAATATGAATCAATCATTTAATATATCTCATGAGACATATTCAAAAGAGATATTATGAAGAGTCAAGAGAGGGCAAATGTAGTTTCCGCAAATAAAAAATCTGCTCACTACATTTGCTCTCGACTTAACTCATTCAATAACTCTTTTGAATGTGTCCCGAATCTCTCCGGGGGTCGTCCTTGGTGTGTTTTCCGGAAGAGGTTTGACTATATCTTACTTCCAACCATTGCTGGCTACACAGGGCATACACGCTATCTACATTATCCAAGAATACTTACTGTAGAATTATTGCGCCAATCAGGATTACCCCTCGTTTATGAACTGATTGCTTTTGAGACGGAATATTGAGAATTTAATTGTGCCATGATGTTGCCTAGTGATATGTATTTAGTTTACACGAAAAAAATCACTTGTAAAGTGAACTGGCAAAAAAAAGCCCACTGTAGAAAGTGGGCTTCAACTGTATTTGGATTTTGTTATAAAAAGTTACTAGGCAATCTATGACATTTTGGAGCACATCCCCATTGCGGAGCGTGACCAAATACAGTAACGATTCAAGGAGATCCTAATGTCAGTAAGGATATATTCAAAGCGTTAATATTATTTAAACATCTTTGCCTATTCAACGCAACCTTTTTGGTAATTTTCAGCAAATTTGAGGCCACATGAACATTTGATATGTTTGCCATGTTCAGTCAATTTGATTGTTCTGCGTTGATCCGCACAGACCTTGTGGCAATCACCACACTGAGTGAACACAGGTGCTAGTTTTTTGATCAGTGGATAGCCCAGAGGTGCTTCTTCAACATCTGTAATGCTCTGCTTGTTTCTGCGTCCTGATCCACCTGTTTTGGGCTCACCAGTGGTGTTGATCCATTGATCACACAGTCGGTCTAAATGTTCTGTTAAGGCATGTTTGTTCATGCCAGTATTTAGGTATTACCAGTGCCCCAAAACCTTAAGAATGGTTCCAATTGTAGTTAGAAGTAGCATGATAATACTCGCACCACCCTTGATTAACATCCAGGCAATATCCGTCTTAAATTGATCAATTTTCTTGTCAATTCCGTCTAATTTTGCCTCTAATTTGGTCAATCTTGAGTCTAAATCTTGGTATCGCAGGGCACATAGGTCTACGTGTGCTTCTAGGCTTGTTTTTTCATTTTCAGTTGTTGGTAGCATGTTCTTTTCCATATTTCACAGTTGGTCTATAGTGATTGATTAGGCCTTGACAGGCCAGACGAAACTGCTGTCTATCAAAGATCCAATCGCTATAGCGTAATTGGTCAAAGATTAGATCATCGGGATGATCAATTAACCAATCAATATATTTTACTGTAGGCAGATTCATATTTCTAACACCACGATCCAACCTTCATCGATGCCCTGTTTGACATTGTCCAACATGTTAGGGGCACCCTTTAATATCAATTCTAATTTGGTTTCATCTAACAGTTGGATTGGATTAAAAAGCCAATCACCGTCTGCGTTAGTAGTGGTATAGTTCATTTCTATCATAACAGATCCTTATGCCAGGAGTGGAGTTGGGAATGCCTTTGCACTAGGTGTAAAGTTGCTGGTATAACGAGCAAATCCTCTAGTGATTCTAAAATCATCATAATAAGCAGTATAGTTATTTTGTTGATTTGAATCATTACCAATCTGTGTACCTGTGGCAGTTCCAATGCTGGCCGCACTGGTATTGGTTGCTGTGACAACACCATTTACACTACTGTAGAGTTGTGTGCCTTGACGACCAATGCTGATGTGAGTCCAGGTGTTATAACCAAAATATACAGCAGGTGGACTGTATGCCGCACCATCATAGAAGGCATGGTTGAACAATTGATTACTTGAATTAAACTGTAATAACCAAATACGATTGGTAGCACCTGCTGTGTGCGTAAAACTCAAAACACTATAATTATGGTTTGATGACGTGCTATCACTGATACTGGTAATATAGATCCAACATTCAGCAGTAAAGTCTTCTGTGCCAAAAGCATAGTCCGTGTTGTTAGCACCACCTAAAATTAAGTTACTTCGAGTGTCAACGTTACCGCCAGCAGGATGTAACATACTGTTTGAGGCAAATTTGGCTTGGACATTACTTTGAGTTGGAGGTGTGCCCGAACTTAGGGTGGGTGTTGCTCCATAGCCTAGGTTTTCAGTAACACCTGTTTCATATCTAGAGTAATAGACCACCTTGCTCCAATAGGGGTCTAGGACCAAGGGATCAGGACTAAAATGTCTTTGTAGTGAGGCACGCATTAACTGGTGTATCCTCTAGATAGTGTAGCAATGTAAGCACCAACTGATCCACCTGTAGCACCTTGATAGAACAGAGTTAGAACATCGCTGGAGTTACCCACTGTTGACAGGGTCTTAACACCACCTGCCCATACTGTGTTGGCGTTGGTTGATGTTGACAATAGTCTACTACCAGTAGCATCTTGACGCATTAGAACTGTAACTGAGGTTCCGGTGGTTGGTGTAGTGAATCCGTCAAACACAAAGTTACCGGCTAGGGTCATCTTGTGAACAGTTCCTGATGACACATCAATCTTGTAGGTACCTGCTGAAACTGAGCCCCAACCTGAGTATAGTGTTTCTGCTGTGGCAAATGAACCTGCGGCTCCTGTAGCACCCACACCACCTGCTGATCCAGTAGCACCCGTTGCTCCTGGGTTACCTGTTCCTGTTGCTCCTGTTGCTCCAGTAGGTCCAGTAGAACCTAAATCTCCTGCTATACTAAATGTCCAAGCACTATAATTTAATCCAGTGCTGGCCAAATAACTAATGTTAACAGTTAAACTAGTTCCAGAATAAGAATTAATATTACCTTCAATATAACCTGAACCTGCTGTAGGAGTTATTCGTACTCGTTGACCTGCTATAAACGCACTTTGACTAGCATCTAAGTTAACAGTCCAAGTTTGACTTCCTGTTGATCCAGTAGATCGCGTAGTAGTTGAAGTTAATGCCGCATAACCTAGGCCAGAGGCACCAGTCGCACCCGTGTTACCTGCGGAGCCCGCTGAACCAGTCGCACCAACTCCTCCTGTGACACCCGTAGCACCTTGGAGACCCTGTGTTCCTTGAACTCCAGTGGCTCCTGTTGCGCCCACATTACCTTGAACGCCTGTCGCGCCTTGTGATCCAGTTGCTCCTGTTGTTGCGACACCTGTTGCTCCTTGATTTCCTTGTGATCCCTGTGAGCCCGTAGCACCTGCTGGGCCTTGACTTCCTGTAGCGCCTTGTTGTCCTGCGGCACCAGTAGCACCCATATAACCATCATTACCACTTGGGCCCATGACACCTGTAGCGCCTTGATTACCGGTATCTCCCTTGACACCAGTAGCGCCTTGATTACCAGTCTGTCCAGTTGCGCCCGTTGCTCCAGTAACGCTAACACCTGTGGCTCCTTGATGTCCTGTAGCACCAGTAGCACCCTGTGAACCAGATGCCAAAGCCAGAATAACTTGGCTGTTGTTGCTAAATCCTGTGGTTCCTGTGCCACCACTGCCTAACAATGTAACAGGAACTACCCACCAACTGTCCGCACCACTGACATTGTGAACAGGTGTTGATGTGATCTGCCAAGATTGATAATTATTGCTTTGATTTTCATCTTGAATGATGATCTTTTGACTGGTTTCTAATAGGGCTAGGAAAATGTCAATATCAATACCATCAGTAGTCAAATGACTAAACATTAGATTGCCAGAACTGATCTGTGTGGCATTATCCCAATCTATAAAGCCATTGTTGGTATATGTTGAAGTAGAATGATTGGTAGTATTGGCCTTGTAGTGGAATATGTTACTGGACACACCTTGTGGTCCTGTAGCACCTGTTGATCCAGTGGCTCCAGTTAATCCAGTTGCTCCAACAAGTCCAGTAGCGCCTTGAGGACCCTGGGTCCCGGTGGCTCCTTGTATGCCCTGAGCACCTGTCGCACCAACATTACCCTGCGATCCCTGACTACCTGTGGCACCTGTCTGGCCTTGCGACCCTGTGGCCCCAGTAGGGCCTGCGCTACCTGTTGCGCCAACATTTCCCTGAGCACCTGTGGCTCCTACGAAGCCAACGGCCGTTGTAACATAAGTGCCATCATCAAACTGTAGGCCATTTTTAATTTTAAAATACTTTTCATTTGAACTCATTTAAGTTTCCATATTCCACTTAAGGATAAAATAGTGAGGGGGCTTTTCACCCCCATTGTGCGTATTAAGCCGCGATGCTGGTTATATAGACTACAATGTTTACACTGGTAATATCGTTTGCTGGTGTATATCGTAGAACAATATTGCTACCACTGATTACATTGTTGAAATCACCTAGACTTGCGTCACTGTAGATAATTCCATATTCAGTTTCAAACAGGTCACCATTTGCGTATACGCAGGTCATTTCTTGTGAATGAATGCGTGTAGTTCCTGATGCTGTGTCAATTGCCTGTATCAAATACTTAACAGTTGTATAAGTTCCTGCTGGAATTTGTGACAACGGAACAATTGAAGTTCCTGTGATAGCACTTGAATAGAATGTGCTGACCTTAACAGAATCACCATCAATAATATCACGAGTTACATCAGAATCACCTTCTGGGATGTAGACCTTAGGTGCTTGGACCTGTTGTTGGAATTGCCATCCTGCTGATGTAGCAACAACAGTTTCTACAGCATTGTTGTAGAAGTTGATATTGCCGTCACCACTAGAATACATTCCAGTGTCTTGAGCACTTTCAGAGAATGCGTAACCATTAGTTGCGCCACTGCCTTCAGCCGCTACATAACCACCTGCTTGGATGATACCAGTTAATGGGTTAGCATAGACACCATAGTCTGCTGTGTATGGTAGACCACCTGTGGTCAATACAATGTCTAAACTAGCATTGGCTGTTGAGTTCATTGGGCTTGGGAATGTGCCAGGAATACCTTGGTCACCCATGTCTCCCTTATCGCCCTTATCACCCATGTCTCCTTTGTCACCCTTGTCACCCTGAGGTCCAGTTGCTCCAGTAGCGCCTTGGTCTCCCATATCGCCCTTGTCGCCTTGTGGTCCTGTTGCTCCAGTGGCACCTTGATTACCTTGGTCACCTTTGACTTGTCCTACATCAGCCCAGACAGTAGATCCGCTATAGACCCATAAGTGTCCTGTGTCTTCTGCGATAACACCATTGCCTGCTACGGCTGTGTCAAATATTGCGTTTAGTGTAGCATCATCAATATAACTTGGAACTGTGCCAATGATAGTAACTGATGTTCCGTTGGCACCTGCTGGACCCTGAGGACCTGTAGCACCGGTTGCTCCATCATTACCTGTATCGCCTTTATCACCCTTGTCCCCTTGAGGTCCAGTTGCTCCAGTGGCACCATCATTGCCCATGTCACCTTGTGGGCCTTGTGGGCCTGTAGCACCAACCATTGGTTGAATACTGAATACACTTGGTGTTCCTTCATTGAAACCATTGTAACCAGTTCCGCCCATGTCAACTGGATCAACTGGGATATATGCCCAAGCAGTAGATCCTGCTTCGATAGTTGGAGCGGCTGTTACTACATAGATCTGATAGTTGGCAGAGTTACTGGCATCATTAATGATGATCTGTTGACCAACTCTTAGGTTACTCAAATAGTTGGTAGCATCAACACCATTGGCATTGACAGTGCTTACACCAAGTATATGTGATCCACCTGGAGGAGTTGCGTTGTAATCACCTGCGTTGTATAAAATATGACCGCTGGCTGGTTCACCCCAGGCAAACTTTGTTCCAGTAATATAATTGAATACTGAACTACTTAGACCTAATGGTCCTGTTGAACCTGTCGCGCCTTGTAAACCTTGGTCGCCTTGTGGGCCTGTAGCACCCGTTGCTCCTTGAAGACCTTGGTCGCCCATGTCTCCTTTATCGCCTTTGTCGCCTTGCGGACCAGTTGCGCCCGTTGCGCCTACTAGACCATCGGCTGTGGTTACATAGGTTCCATCAGGAAACTGTAAACCATTACCTACTCTAAAATACTTTTCTGTTGTTGACATGTCAATTTGTTCCTATAGTGTGTCTGGTTAATTAGACCAGATAAGTTACTTGTGAATTCACTGTTAAGTTTGTTGCCGCTGTAGGAGTGAATGTTACCACAGCGATCGCTCCAGAATATCCATAACTGAATGAACCTAGTGATCCATTGTTATCTAATTCCCCATATCTGCTGGCGGTGATATCAACTCCGTCGGCAAATAGCACAATTTCCTGTATCATCCAATTGCTTCCATCACTAATTTTAATGAAGTACTTTGCTGATGAATAAGAACCTGTGTCTAGACCACCAATGGCCACAGGAGTTGTTCCTGAGACTCCACTGGTAGAATACGCACTCATATTTACGAGTCCATCTAAATTAACACTGGCAAATGTAACATTACTAGAAGTATCAAGTGTTTGGTTGGCACCTGGTCCACTAGCACCTGTAGCACCTACGGGTCCTTGTGATCCAGTAGCACCTAAAGGTCCTGTTGATCCAGTTGCTCCATTTGGTCCTTGTGATCCAGTCGCTCCTTGAACGCCCTGTGGTCCTGTTGATCCAGTAGCACCATTGGATCCTGATGGACCTGTAGCGCCTGGGGCCGCTGATACACTAAATGTCCAACTTGAACTTGATCCCGTACCTGCTGTGTAGATCACGTTGATCTGCATGTTGTTTGATGAGTAGGAAGTAATTGGACCTGCCATTACCTTGCCACTGCCACCACTCAATGAAACAAATGTACCTACACTAAATGCGTTGGTTCCAGCACTTTGGTTTACATCAATGCTTAGAATACCCAGTCCAACTGTCTTGGTATCACTTGAGGTTAGGCCACTATAGCCCTTACCACTAGCACCCTGTACACCTGTGGCACCCGTAGCACCAGCGCCGCCTTGGGCACCTGTAGGTCCTTGACTTCCTGTTGCTCCAGTTAGACCTGCTGATCCCGTAGCACCTGTGCTACCTGTATAACCTTGTGGTCCTGTTGCTCCTTGAACGCCCTGTGGTCCTTGACTTCCTGTGGCTCCTTGTAGACCCTGTGCTCCAGTTGCGCCATCATTTCCATTTGTACCATTTGTTCCCGCAGGACCTTGAATACCCTGTAGACCAGTAGCACCTTGAACACCGGTGGCTCCATTATTACCCTGTGTACCTTGTGGTCCAATGTCACCGCTTGGGCCCTGTGGTCCTGTAGCACCCATAGGTCCTACAATTCGTCCTACATCATGCCAAGCGGCATCATCACCCCAGACAAATAGGTGTCCGTCTTGATCAAGAACAATATATCCATCACCTACTGCGGCATCAGTTGGTAGTGCTGAATATGTCAGTACTGAACCTTTTAAGACAACTGATGTTCCTTGAGGGCCCTGTGGTCCTGTTGCTCCAGTAGCACCATCTGCGCCTGGGTCACCATTTAGACCGTTAGTACCTGAAGGTCCCGTAGCACCTGTGGCACCATCTGTTCCGTTAGTTCCGCCTGGGCCAACTGGTCCTTGTGGTCCTGTGGCACCTGTGGCTCCATGATCGCCATCATTGCCTTTTTCGCCCTGTGCTCCGGTTGATCCCTGTAGACCTTGTGGTCCTGTTGATCCAGTAGCGCCAATATTTCCTTGTGGTCCTGTCGCACCTGTAGGGCCAGTTGCGCCTGTCTGTCCTTGAATGCCCTGGATGCCCTGAGGACCCATTGGTCCTTGTATACCTTGGTCTCCGTGGACACCAGTGGCACCTTGTGCTCCAGTCGCTCCTGGCACTGGAATATTTTGAAATATTGTTGGTTGTGTATTAAGAGTTACAATTGATGAAGTAGTACTGATCTTTACTTCATTTGTGATTTCATTAACAACAACATTGGGTTCTTGAACCTCAATAATAATTGTGTTGTTTGTTGAAGGCATTTTATACTCCTACGGTGATTGGAGTATAGTTAATATCTAGTACAGGATCTCCTGGAGTAACACCTGGCTCCCATGCTTGTAACAATGCCCAACGATGTGTATTAACCTGGGGTGGGGTTGAAGCATCAGCCCATGTAATACCTACAACAGTGATAGGAGTATGACTACGAGCATCTGGAATGATTGGCCCTGTGTAGATACCACCTGGAACTGTAATTGCTACAGTACCTGAACTAGCATTGATCACCGATACATAGGTACTGGTTGAAATAATTCCACCTGGGAATGTTCCAATCAGTTTAGTTCCGCTGAAGTTTGGTGCTCCAGTTTGAACATTGTAGGTAATAGTGTCTGCTACTACTGTTTGATAGTCAAGATGGAAAGTCCATCCTGTAATGTCTGTGCCATAGTTGTAAACTACGGTCTTTTGAGTAGATGGAAATACAATCTCCACCTGTACGTTGTCATTGCCGCCAATATATTGGCTAAAGTCTAAAGTTGCCACGATGCTCTCCTGTTGGATAAAAGGTTAGTCCTGTTGGCCTAACCAGTCTTGTTTATTTACATTATCTAGGTTTTTTATCTAGATTATGCTGATGTTATCTTCCATATGCTTACATTGCTAGTTACAGTAGAATGTCCGCTGTATTGAGCATACAATCTGTGTTCTCCTATAGGCAATGTATTTGGACTTAGAACCCAAGTTGCTGAATTTCCAACCACTGTAGAAGTTTGGACTGGAACTCCATTGTCCATCAATTGTAAGGCTACTGAATCCATAGTGCTTGTATTGAAAGTTGCTGTGAATACTAGTTGTGAACTATATGGTTTCTGTTGGTATTGACTTTCCTGTCCAACAACAAATTTAGGACCAAATTGAATTGACGCAGTAGTTACAGCCATTGTGGCTGTGTTACTTGATGTACCAAAATATCTTACTCCATCAATGTTTCCGCCAAGCCATTCAACTTGAACTTTGTGTGTAGAACTGTTGGTTACAAAGAAATCCACTGGTCTTACACGTAGAGTAGTTGTGTAGGTAGAAGTAGTCAATGTAGACACATATTTCAATTGACCAAAACTGCTATTAGACTGATATGATCCTATGCTAAACTGTAGTCGTTTTAAGGCCTTATCATAATCATCAATTGCGGCTTGCCTTAATCTTGATTGTTGCGCAGGATCAGTAATTGATGGATCATCAATAGTGGCTAGTGGCCAGTAGTGATTGTATAATAATTCAAATACATTTAATTTTCCATCTTTTCCAAGTCCTGACAATGGAACAAATAATGTATTCCAGAAAGGTTGAATGCCATAGTATGATGTTTCATAATAATGACTTTCAACATAAGCATAGGTTGTAAAATTTAAATCAGGACTATAAATTTTTACAGTAGCATCTCCGCCTGGATAATGAGTTGGTCCAATTGAGAATGGTTGTTTAGTGGCAAATCCAATAGGAGTTGCCGCGGCGTTACCTCCACCATAATCAGCCAATGTTCCAGGTTCAGAATAAGTTGGTACTGATGTAGTAGCAGTGGTTACAAACGTGTATTGATTGTTATCGTAGACATATTCTTTGTAAACTATAGTTCCAGTTAGAGTATTACCAAAGTTGCTTGATAAAGTCACGCTGGTTGTGCTGAATTGATATGCTGGAGTAGAACTTAAGGTCAATGCTCCAGGGAATGTCAATGCTTCAACCACTGTGATGCTGGCTGTGTTGGTATCTTTACCTAGATATAATCTATGGTCATCAATGTATCCACCTGTCCAATGTCCTGACAATAGATAATTGCCTGTAGTTGTAAACACATTGGTAACAAGAGTTGCGCTGTTAGTTGTTGGATTAAAGTTACCTGTTCCAACAAATGAGTTGTTAACATAGAAATCAACACCATTGGCCATACTTGAACTTGTGCTTACATTGGCAAATAGAGTAACGGGTTGATTGTAGACTTTTGGTCCTGGTGCGCTTAGGGTAATTGGCGGTGTTAGAGTATATCCTGGCAGTAAGGTTACACTGGCTGTCAAACTATCCTTAGTAGAATAGAATGTGCCACCAATGCTCTGTCCCGGCCAATGTGCTCTTACAACCTGTGTGCCAGTTGCGTTGAATACTGTATTAACGCTGGCTTGATTACCACTCCAGTTGCCTAGACCAACTAATTGATTATTAGCATAGAATTCAACAGCACCTACTAGGCTAGTTGAAGTTGAAATACTTGCTGTAATTGTTTGTGTTTCGCCAATGATATATGGCGTACGGATTCCAGCATAACTGTCGTTGGTAACATCCATTGTAATGTTAGCAGGAATTTCAACGCCTTCAGTGATCAACAATGTAGCAGTTGAACTCAATGCTGAATAGTACTTAGGCGCAGTTGCGCTACCTCCATAATAGGCCTGTATTAGGTGTGTACCTGTGCTTAGGCCATGGCTGACAAAGGTTGCGCTGTTATTGACAATAGGTGCTGATCCAATGGCCGCAAACTGATCAAAGAACAAGACTGTGCCTTGTACGCTGGTTGAAGTTGAGAATGTACCTACCAATACGGTATCATAGGCAAAGGCATTGTGATCTGCTGGCTGTGTTGTGACTGTTAATTCACCTGGATTCTCTCTAGCATATTCTGTCCATGTTGATGTTGTGGCCTTTTCAATGTATTTAGGTGTGCCAGACTGATTACCATCCCAACGTGCTGTAAATGAGTGATCACCAAGCGCATAGGTATTAGGAATTGAGATAGTTGCGGCATTGTTGACAAATGGTGTGTTGTATAGATCCATACCATCTACGCTGAAATAGACTGTGCCTGGTAATTGTGTAGTTGTTGAAATAGCCGCAGTAATATTGATCTGTCCTTCACCAACAATACCATGGCTAGGATCTAGTGTTAGGGTCATTGGCTGTGTAATTGTACGTCCACGTAGTACTGAATAGGCAAGATCTGTAGTTAACCCTTGATAGTTTACGCCACCAATGGTTGATCCTGGCCATACCGCAGTAATAACATGATCACCACCAGACAGATCATTAATAGTAATGCTGGCCACATATGATCCGCTGTAGTTGTTCTGTAATTGTCCAGTGCCAATCTCAATATGATCTTTATAAAAGATAACATTGCCTACCAATTGTGTGCCAGTTGTGATTGACGCAGTAAATGTAATTGGCGTAGCATCTCCAGCAATGACCGTGTTAGTAGGATGATCTGGTGTTAGAACAATAGGTGCTCCTAGAGGATAACCACTGGCAACACTGACCGTGATAGGTGCTGTGATTGTTGACACAGCCGCATATTTGCCTTCACCTGGCCATGTGGCATAGACCTGATGTGTGCCTGTGCCTAGTGCGGTAGTAACCAATGCCGCATATTCTGTTTTGATAAATTGACTTTCGCCTAGTAGAACAGTTGTGGTAACAGATCCTGTTGTGTATTGAGTGTAGAAACTAACAGGCTCTGTTTTGTACATGGCGGCATCGCTAATGGCCTTGATAATAACAGGACGTCCATAGACTGTACTGGTTGTACTGATCAATGTACCAAATCTTGAATGTAGTGTTCCCAACTCTGAGGGAGGAATAACACCATTTTGACTAGCGGGTTGGAAATCCATATCTTTATCCTTTTACTGAAACAATTGAGCCACCTGATCCTACGGCCACGAAGATATTTAAATCAGGACTATAAGTGATACTATATAATCGCTTGCTAGTGCCTGAGTTGCCTGCTGTCCATGTAGCACCACCATCTGTACTGTATTGAACAACACCAATGTCTTGTCCATTGACTGTTTTATAGCCTACCATAACATGACGGCCATTGCCATAGGCTCCATACCACCATATAGCACCTGGAATAGCACCTTTGACCTTATGCCAAGTGACAGCATCTGTACTCCATAGAACAGTATTGCCCGTACCACCTACTACATAATGACCATCACCATAACTGGCACTGAAATAACTTACGCTGGCATCTGTATAGGCAGTGGACCATGTGCCATGACTATTGCCTGTTCTTGAACTGACAAATACGCCGCCACCTGGTTGAATCTGTCCTGTACCATTGTCAAAGTTATAATATGGTGCTATGGCTTTGAATGTATTGGTTGTGGTAGTGTTGCTGGCCGCAAGTTGATTGATCTGTTTGCTAGTATCTACAGCAGTTTCAGCATAGATCTGTCCGTCACTACCTGATACAACTACAGCACCAGACCAAATTTGTCCAGCGGCACCAGCATATAGATAAGTTTGACCTACACTGGTTGGAAATACATAACATAAGTTACAGCCTACAATAGGTGATGATGTTTGATCAATTAGGTTATATGTGCCATTGGTGAATCCATCGACGCCATCACCCTGTATGCCAAATGTAATTTGATTCTGTGTGCCTACGCTAGGATAGGCCACTGCGGCATATTCTAGTTGTCCATTACTAATAAGACCATCAAGGTGAGCATAGACACCATTTAACACACTGACTCCACCTACTGTAGGTAACTGTGTCCAGTTGACACCATCACGACTACGTGTGCTGACACCATTTAGACCCACAGCAATGAATTCACCCAGGTTGGCAGGATCTACTGGATGAATAGTTCTCTTGCTCCATGTGACTTCATATAGGTCAGTGGTAACAGGATTGGGATTGATAGGACTTGTTGAAATAGTAACAACTCCTTGTCCATTAGGCGCACTGATATAGATACCAGGTCCAGCAACAATTCTTAGGACACCTGGATAAGCACTGGCTGAACTGCCACCTAGCACACTAGTAAAGCCATCTTGACTACCATGTGCGGCCGTTTGATCACCTGTAAAAGTGGCCCTAATGCTCTGTTGACCAATCATGTCACCAGTCAGTGTTCTACTGTACTTGGCCTGACGATTGCTGTCTAGAGGAACATTACTGATTACCTTACCATCAGCATCACTAACATTGAATCCGCCCTTGTTCCAATTGACCACAGGTGGAGCATTGTTTGTGATAAACGTTGTGGTATTAAATTTGTCTGTTTGATTAGCCATTCATATCTCCATTAACCAACATAATCACCGCCACCATTGTCGGCGTAGTTGACAGGTGGTGTTGTATATCCATCAAAGTTGGCATTGTCTTCAATCGGAGCAGTGTTAGGTGTGGCATCTGCTACGATTGTCTGTTGATCACCAGGTTGTGGATTGTCAGTTGGTGTGCCATCATTTTTAGTATAGTAGATGGTAGTCTTAGGTTGAACAGTATCACTACCATTACTTGGATCATTACCACCACCACTTGGAATCCAATCCTTAGGAAGGATATCATTAAAGATGCCCTTGTTGTAGCCATAATAGATTGCCGCGGCTCCTAGACTTACACCGGCTATTGGACCTAGTGTGTCAAAAAACCCACCTGACTGACTTGGTTGTGTATTGCTTGCTGGCGGAGTAACCTTACTGCCACTGATACTGTTGTCTAGAACCTGTTGTCCTACAACAACAGTACTGGTTGAACTCCATCCAATAGGCGCACTTGGCTGACTGAATTCACTAGTACCATTAGGACCCTGTGCTCTAGTTACCCACCAATAGGTATTTGTAGTAAATCCTTGTAATTGGATCTGTTCAATAAATGCGTTGCCGAAAGAATCTTTGTGTGGGTATAGACTACCATTAGCATAGTTCTGTGTGGTATATAGAGTATAGTTGTTAGAATTAAATGTTGATGTTGTAACACTATACCAAAACTCCATACCTGTTACGTTGCCGCTGACTGGGATTTCACCCTGTATAATAAACACACCAGTTGATGTATTGCTTAGATCCGCACGATAGATCGGAGCATTAGGCTTACTGATAAAATTGGTATTGGTCAATAGGCCAAACTCATCAGGTGTGAAGTAATGTGGATTCATTGTGGTGTAGACTGAGTCATTGTAACTCATTGCCACAATCTGTACACTTAAGAATCCTGTAGCATCCTTCATTTCCTTGATCTGTGTGATACGGAATGGCTTACCAGGACAGGTCAATCCATTGTATGTTCCTGTAG